ATACAGAAACTTGGCCTCGGAAGTTACTTCGAGGTACTAGAAAGTGAAATCAGGGGGCCTAATGGCTCCTTAATCATTTTCAAGGGTATGCAAGCCTATAACGCTGATAACATTAAATCATTAGAGGCTTATGATATAGCTTGGGTAGAAGAAGCCCAGACCTTTAGCCAACACTCACTTGATTTACTAAGACCAACCCTTCGTAAAGACGGTTCAGAGTTATGGTTCAGTTGGAATCCAAGATACAAGACTGACCCGGTAGATTCATTCTTTCGCAAGAACCCACCAGAAGAAGCAATCTCTGTCCAAGTGAACTGGATAGATAACCCATGGTTCCCAGAAGTCTTAAAACGCGAGATGGCTCACGACTTCAATACAGACCCAGACAAAGCAGAGCATATCTGGAACGGTGCTTATGGAGCAGGGATAGGCGCTATATTAGCTAGATGGGTGAATCAGGCTGAACGTGAAGGCAGAATAACCGAAGTCAAGTTTGACCCATTAGGAGCCCCCTTAGAAATATCCTCAGACATAGGCTTTAGGGATACAGCCTCATGGTGGTATTGGCAACGCAAGTCAACTGGATACTCGCTGATTAAATATGAAGGCGAGTCTGGGTGGGATGCTAACGACTGGATAGAGAAAATACAACAAAATGTATTAGAAATCACCGGAGGGGCTTTAGGCAAGATATGGCTACCACATGATGCTATGGCTAAAACATTTCAGTCCAAGCATTCAAGTATGGACAGATTCTTAACAGCCTTTACAGCAGGAAAAATAGGCGTAGTCCCCCAGAGTAAGAAGCTAGACCAGATAAGCGCTGCACGAGCAGTGATAACTCAGTGTGAATTTGACAGGGTTAATTGTGAAGCAGGGCTAGACGGGCTATCAGCTTGGGAGTTTGAATGGAATGAGGACAATAATGTGTTCTCTAGAGAACCTCTACATAACTGGGCTTCTCATCCTTCAGATGCATTTTGCTATGGATGTCAAGTAATGCAAACCACCAGACCACCTGATATAGAACTGCCCCCTCAATTCCCAGTATCCGCTATATCAGAAACACAAATCCAACTCCCCCCACTTAATGATATGTGGGAAGACAGAAAGACGAGCAAGAGAATATGAGTGCTAGATATGCTTGCGCTAGGCGCGAATGGAAGATTCCTGACTACAGCTTTGATAAAACCCCGCGCTGGCTTAATTGCTTTAGAGATTTAGATGAAAATATGTGCTGTCCAAAACATGGGGCAGATGTTAAAGACCAAGGCCGTGAGCCAGAAACTAAGGAAAACAAATGAACCCAAACTTCACCTATGGAACACCAATGCCAGCAGCAAGCGTCACTGTTTCTTATACTGGCACAGCAGGAACTACCACCGCCCTACCATCCACTACAAACACTGTCAGAGTCATATCAACCACCGATTGTTTCATTGAGATAGGCACATCTCCTACTGCTGTAGCGAATACAGGACTATACCTACCCGCTTTAACAGCCGAGTATTTCTCATGTGTAGGTTCAGCTAAAGTCAGCGCTATTCAAGTCACCGCCGCCGGCTCTATTTACGTTACACCATTTGCATGATTGTAAATTGCGGACTTCGCCGCTTCTCTGGAGGCGGTGTAGGACATATATTAAACACGGCTAACTTTGACTTCACGCCTACTGATGCAGGGGCTGGCGTTGCGACCATCACTTTAAGACGTGGAACTGGGAGTGCGACTTACACAAGAGCTACTGCTGGCTGGACTAAATTATCTACAGGTAATTGGGGTTCGGTAGCATCTGGTTTACCGAGGTATTGTTATTCTGGCGCTGATACCACCGTTACAACCACAGGCGGATATTTAACTGAACTAGCCGGAACACAATTAACTACTCCTACCGCTGCAATTAGGGATATGACAAACGGTGCTTGGACAGCAACTAACGTAACTCCAGCTAAAAATGCCACAGGTATAGACGGTGTAGTTAACTCAGCATCTACCCTCACTTGTACCTCTAACGGCGGAACAATACTTTGCACGCTTGTTGCCGCTGCTTCTACTCGTACATATTCTCCTTTTGTTCGCAGAAAGACGGGTACAGGAACAATCACGATTCAGCAAGGCGCGACAACTTTAGACATTACTGCTTTAATTAATTCGACCACATACACTCGCGTTCAATTACCCGCTTCCGTTCTGAATGTGGCCTATGGATTTATTTTCGGAACGAGCGGAGATGCGATAGAAGTAGATTTTAACGGGTTCGAGGCAGGGAATATAGCTACTTCCCCGATGGATGCCGCTGGTGCTGCTAGAAACGCAGACGCGCTAACTTACCCTACAGCGGGAAATATTAGCTTCACCCAAGGCACCTGTTATGCGGAGCTGGCTAGTCTATTGCCAACAGGACAAACTGCGGCGGCTACCTACATTGCAGTTGGTACAGGCGGAGGCGCACAGCCGCTACAGCTTTTGACTACCAATGCCACTACCACTATTAGCTGTGTAGACGCAACCACTACACCCAATAAAACTGGGCTAACAAATATGTTTACAGGGATTCGTAAAAGAGCTTCTTCTTGGGGGGCTGCTGGACTAGCGGTAACAGGGGATGGTGCAGCTCCAGCAACGGGGGCTTTTGATGGAACCATGGGGTCTGGTGCAAATATCGGGGTAGGTTGCACCTCTGCCGGAACGTTTCAGTGGAACGGCATTATCAAGACAGTCAAGATTTGGTATCCCCAATACCCTAATCCAACACTACAAGCGATAACGGCATGAAAATAGTCAAGAAAATTCAGGCCGAGATAAAACTCTACAACAAAGAGTTTGAGAAGTGGGTAACTCGTTCAGGTAAGATTATTGACCGCTATCTTGATGAACGAAAAATAAATACAGAAGAACGCTCGGCTGACAATGAAGCAAGATTTAATATCTTGTGGGCTAATACTGAAACTATTTTCCCTGCTGTCTATGCGAGGATGCCGAAACCTGATGTATCCCGTAGGTATAAAGACAAAGACCCTACTGCACGGGTAGCTTCAATCATATTAGAGCGTTGCCTTGAATACGACATTGAACAATACCCAGATTACGACGCTACAGTAAGGCAAGTCTTGTTAGACAGATTGTTACCGGGCAGGGGAACGGCTTGGATAAGATACGAACCGACTTTCACCAAAGAGCCTGTAATGTCCTATGACGACGAAGATACCGAGGATGATTCAAACGAACCAGCCGAAGCTTTAGAATCAATCACTGGGGAAATTACCAATGATGTCCCTGAATATACCGAAAAACTAAAGAACGAATGCGCTCCCGTTGATTATGTCAATTGGAGGGATTTCTTCCATTCACCAGCTAGGACTTGGGAAGAAGTTAGAAAAGTAGGCCGCAAAGTCCAGATGGACAAAGAAGCACTAGAGACTAGATTCGGCAAACAAGCAGAAGAACGTGGTTATAAAATAGCCGACATCCCCGCTACCGAGAAACCAGAAGGCACTAAAGACGTAGTTACTATTGATGCAGAGAATACTAAAGCATCGGTCTGGGAAGTGTGGTGTAAGGATTCTCATAAAGTCTATTGGATATGCGAAGGTTGTGATTTCCTTCTTGATGAGCGTGACGACCCATTAGAACTACAGGGCTTCTTCCCTTGCCCTAAACCTCTCTATGCAACTATTTCAACCAGTAAATTAGTCCCAACCCCTGATTATATCCAGTATCAAGACCAAGCACGAGAACTGGACGAGATAACAAACCGTATCGGCAGACTTCAGAAAGCAGTTAAGGTCGTAGGGGTATATGACTCGTCCCAAACTGGGATTAAGAGAATGCTACAAGAGGGGGTTGATAACACCCTTATCCCCGTTGAGACATGGGCTATGTTCGCTGAGAAGGGCGGAATCAAGGGTGTTGTAGATTTCCTTCCCCTTAAAGACGTAGTGGATGCTTTAAACAATTTATATATCGCCCGCGAATCAATAAAAGCTGTTATTTACGAGATAACCGGAATCGCAGATATTCTCCGTGGTAACTCAGACCCTAACGAAACCTTGGGTGCTCAAGAGATTAAGGCTAATTACGCAGGATTGAGAATACGCAAGTTACAAATGGACGTAGCACGTTTCGCTCGAGACTTGATTAGATTCAAAGCTGAAATTATTACTAAGTTTTTCAGTGATGAAACCATTATCAATATGTCCGGTGCAATGCAGATGCCGGAAGTTGACCAGAAATTTATAGAACCCGCTATCGCTTTACTCAGGAATGATGTTACTAGGGATTTCCGGGTAGATATTGAAACCGACTCCATGGTAGAGGTAGATGAACAGGCTGATAAGTTAGCCGCTACCGAACTATTGACCGGAACGGCTGATTATATGGAAAAAGCTGTCATGGCTGCCAAGGAAGCCCCAGAAGTCGCCCCCTTAATGCTAGAGGTCTTAATGTTCACCCTAAGACGTTTCAAAGTAGGAAAAACTATAGAAGGCCAATTCCAAGAGACTTTCGACAAGATTACCGAGCAACTCAAGAATCCTCAGCCCAAGCCTGACCCAGAACAAATGAAAGTGGAGGCAGAACAACAAGCCGCCCAGCAGAAACTCCAAGTTGAAGCACAACAAGAACAGCAGCGGATGCAATTCGAGCAAATGCGTGAACAAGCCCGTATGGAAGCCGACTTAATGATAGAAAAGGCAAGAGGCGAAGCTGATATGAGGATGGAACAACAGCGCATGGGTATGGAAGCTCAATTAGAACGTGAGCGTTTTGAAAGTGAAGCAAAGATTAAAGCTATTCAAGCGCAATCAGAATATTTAACTAAACTTGCTTTAGGTAGGTTGGATGCAGAAACAAAGATTACCGTAGCCGAGATTAGCGCAGACGCTACCCTAAGTGCAGCCCAAGAAAGCGCAGCAGACAAGGCCGTGGACTAATGCCCCTTTACGATGTTGTTTGTGTTAAATGCGGTAAGGAAGAAGAAGTTTTCAGGACGATAAAGGAATATGACAATCTTCCGAGTTGTTGTGGCTCGAAGATGCAACGAGAACTATCTGCCCCCGCTGTTATCGCTGATATAAAACCGTACAAATCAACACAAACAGGTGAAATGATTGAAAGCCGTAAAAAGCACAGAGACCACCTGAAAAGACATAACCTAGTCGAACTGGGTAACGAAATGCCCAAGATTAAACCCATCCCAAAAATAGGCAATACCAAGCAAGACTTAGTAGAAACGTGCAGGAAATTGAAGGTTAAAGGATTTCATTAACGCCCATAGGAGACAAAATGGACACAGTAAGAGAAGCAATTGAAGCCGCCGTAAAACAACACGAAGAACCAGTAACAGAAGTTTTAGCCCCAGAAGTAACAATAGGTGAAGTAGAGCCAGAAGTAAAAGAGCGTGAACGTGACGAACACGGAAAATTCAAGAAGAAAGAAGAATCAGAGCCAGTTGAAGTAAAAACTGAGCCTGTTACAGAAACACCAGCAATCGCACCAGAAACGCCTAACGAAGAACAAGCAATACCAGAAGCCGAACCAGACGTTATCAAGCCCCCTAGAGCGCTTGCTGCTCATTTAAAAGCGGTTTGGAGCGACCTTGACCCAGCAGTCAAGAAAGAATTTGTAAGATTGGAGGAAAACTCCTTCAAAGGTGTAGCGGGATTACAGGAAGATGCAAAAGTAGGGAAATCGTTGATGAACGAAATCCGCCCTTTCGAGCATTTAATCGCTGCTGCTGGTGGAACACCTGAAACAGCTATTAGAAACCTATTGCAGACTGCGGCCATTTTCCGAACCGGAACTGCGGCTGAAAAACAACGTGCAGTAGTCCAGATTATTCAAGAATACGGTATAGATATGGGTCAAATACCGCAACAACAACAAACAGACCCGCTTTACAACCGAGTGCAACAGCTCGAACAGCAATTGCATCAAACGCAGCAACAACGAATACAGCAAGAAGAATCCGAGAGGGTTAATGCTGTAACTAGTTTTCTGGAAGAAGTTGACACCAAGGGTAATCAGAAATACCCATTGGATGAAAACTTGGAACAAATCTTTTATCACGAAATCGCGGCGGTCAGAAAGCTGAATCCGAATGCGAATTACCGTGATGTATTAGAGAAGTCCTATGAAAACGTATCGTGGAAAGTGCCTGAAATCCGTGAAGTCAAACTCGCACAGCAACAGGCTGAGGCAGAGGCTAAACGGAAGGAGAAAGAGGCTCAAGAGCTTGCAAAAAAGAAGGGTGCGGCAGTATCTGTCACAGGTGCGGCTTCCCCTAACGCTAACTCTACAGAACCATCAAGCTTGCGTGACCTTATCGCAAGTCAGGTTTATGGAGATAGCAAAAGAATTTAACTCTTTCTAAGGAAAACATCATGGCAACACCAAACGTAAGTGAAATTATGACCACTACGCTTGAAAGCCGAACCAAGAAATTAGCGGATAACGTAACGACCAACAATGCGTTGCTTAACCGTCTAAATAAACGTGGTAAGGTCAAGCCAGTGTCAGGTGGACGTGTAATCTACCAAGAACTCAATTACACAGAGAACCAAACCTACAAGCGGTTAACTTTTGAAGCCGCCTTAACTAGCAATCTCATTCACTAAAACTTTATCAATCAACTTTGCCTTTTTGTTGTTGCATGGCTGGCAAAGTGTTTGTGCATTATCCTTTGTATTTATACCGCCTCGACAAACAGCAATAATATGGTCGAGAGCAAGATTAGTTGTTGAGTTACACCAAGCGCATTTATCATCTAGCCATTCGATACGTTGTTTGGCAGTAAAGTTATATCGGCGAT